AAAACGGCAGGCCGCTTTTATTTTTTTTCCCCCATCGACTTGGGTGCTTTTTTTCTTTTTACTGGGAACATAACAGATGTGACCCCGCCACCTCTATCTGGTGGTCGAGTTCGAAACCTTCTGGTTTCGCTTACTTCGCACGTACCCGATGCCTTGCAGAGATGCCACTGGCTAGGATCTTAGAAGCGTTCGCTTTGCACTGGAGCTTGAGAGAGCTTCGGTCGGAGTGTCTACTCCAAAATATCGGTCACGAACCGTCAGCCTTGCTTAGGGTGGGGGAGATCCGCGATCTCCACCACGCCTAAGCTAGGCTGAGAACCATCGGTGGCAACAGCCCCGGTCGGAGCACCATCTCCGAATAAAAATGGCGGCCGACAAGTAGGGCCGAAAGATGATGGCCGCAAAATTCACTGAGGACAGAGAGAACTCCGGGCTAGACACACCCCCGGACTATTGAAACCCGAAGGCAGAGCGGGCTCACCATCATCACTTTGTTGTTATTTAGCGACTGCCGCTCGAACCGGCATCGTGTGTCATCGGCCCCTAGCTTGATCCAGCCTTCAGGGAATGCCGTATTACAGGATTCGTAACAAAAACAAACAAAACAACAGGCCTCGCCAGCGCAACAACAAGAAGCGCAAGCCTAAGGCCAAGAAACCCCGGGCGCGCGTTCCTCGCGCCCCAAACCCACTGGTGGCAATGCTGCTCGATCCGTGCGACTCCCGCCTTGTGCAGGGAGCCTTCGGAGATGGCACGCTGCCAGTCAAGAGGCTCACCAGCGAGATCACCGTCACCGTGGCCGCCGCTGTCGGTGAGGACACCTCCGAGGTGCACTTCTTGTGGATGCCGAAGTTTCACTGCTACGGCACCAGTGCCGTTCAGGTCAGTGGTGGCCAGGACGCCAACGTGTTCACGTTCCAGACAACTCAGTCGAACAACACCCTGGTCAACACCACCGCCGTCCCCTGGGCAAATTACTCGGGGGGTGGAACGTCGTACATCACGCACCAAGACCCGTGCTACAGCTTCGTCGACGACGCATCCGTGCGCGATGCACGTACCATTGCCGCCTGTGCGGAAGTGCGTTACACCGGACGCGCCGATTCGGCCGCCGGGCAGATCGCAGCGATCTCCGAGCTCACACTCGGGTCGTTGTGGCACACCGAGTCTGGCGCCCCCGCAGCTCTCTCGAACTACTCGTACAATCAGGTGTTCATGAGTGGCCGGGAGCCAGTCCGGCCGCCCACAAAGGTCGAGGTTCGGTACAAACCTGAGTTCACGAACGCCCACCAGTTCTTCGCGGCTGGTGAGAGTCCCGTGCGACTTGGGGCGGCGACCGTCGATCCGACGTACGTCAACAACTACCAGGCGCGTGAGGACGACCCCGCGCTCATCGGTATCGCCATTCGCGGCGCCGCCGACACCATGACCTACACCATTCGCATGACCAAGATCATCGAATACCGCCCGCGCACCGTCCTTTCGGGTGCTTTGCCTACGCACAGCCAAACTCCGATTACGGATACGCCACCCCTGCAGAGGGCTGTCGCCGCTCTCGACTTCCGCGCGCCTGATTGGCAAACGGTCGCTTCGAAGACGGCGAAGTCCATTCTCAACAGCCTGTCTGGCGACGTGGCCGGGTCCGCTTTCCGCCTCGCGGGTGAAGCGGCAAGGGCCTACAGAGCCTTCACGGGCGGCGGGGGTGCCATGCGCGCGCTCCGGGCGTCCTCTATACCCTTGTTGCTATAGAAGAAGTCATTCTGCTCGTAGCCGTGAGCTTCGTATCCGGCTTCTGTGGTTATGTTGGCAAGACCACAGCACGGTTCGCCCGACGGCGAGTCCTCAGGCGCAGAGTCCGGCGACTCAATGCGCATCGCAGCAGATGACAGCACCCGTCACAATTGAAAGAAAACAAAAACAAAAATTTTGAAAATTAAATGACAAGTACATTACCCGATCATGAACAACGAGTACCGCACTCAGGAAGTTACATTTGTCATTAGAAAAGAAAATAAAAACTTACCCACCTTAATCGGTGACGTACAAACAACAACCCGTAGGCGGGTTCCCCTCGATGGGGGGGTTACACTGTGAGCGCATCAGGCGTTCGCCCGGGTCCTGCTATCTGGATCTCGTGTCCGAAGGCCCAAGACCGCCGCCGTGGCCGGGGTTGCCTTTGCTTTAACCCGTCTGGGGGATTCGCTTTAAACTCGGCCCCCCCTGGGGGGGCAAACCAAATCAACAAACCACACTGATCACCGCAACATTATGCATACACCGTAAAGGGCACTATTGGGCGATAGTGCGCAGTGGAAAGTGACAAGGTGTAACCGGCCTGGAAACCGGCGCACCGATAACCACTGCAGGGGAGAAACCAGAGAAACGAACCCCCTAGGCAAGATTACCGTGCTTGGCCTAGAGTGCATAATGGAACCATCAGGAGGTTTCACTCGAGCCGTAGCAATGCTACCAACATCCGGATATCAACGGACAAATTGAGAAACGAACTCAACTTTAAAATCATGAAAGTTCGCATCAGCTCCACCGAGCATACGACCCGAGTTCACGGAAGGCCCGCCAGGGCAAAAGTTCATGTGGCTCCACAATCTTCGGATGTAGAGTCAAAGAGTGTCTTTCGGGACACCAACACGCCAGCCTGGACCACGCTGGACATCCCCCCCCCCGGGCGACTGCAGAGGTACTCAACCGAGACCACAACAGAGCACCTCGCTATGGTCCCCGCGAAGCGGGGGGCACCGTACGATTCCGGAAAAGAATCTGCAAAGCGCGTCTGCCACGGACTTGGCAGACCCACCATCCGCGCGGACGCACCCGCCCGGATTCCCCCTCATCCCCCGCAATCCCGCAACAACACTCCGAATCTGTGTCCCCTTCCAGGAGACATAGAGGATCTTCCACCATTTTTCGCCGCACTCGCGTGGCGGCCCAAAAATCAGGCGAACGGCACTCGCTTCGGTGAAGCCGGAAACCCGGGACCCTCCAAGAAGAAATCGAGGGAGAAGAAGAAAAAGGAGCACTTCATCTGTAGGATCAAACACTGCACCATACAGTTTCACTATCATCCCAGCGAGGAGCCAGGTGAGCCGTTGAAGGGTGCAGCCAGGCGCGCCGCCGAGAAGAAGGCGGCAATGAGAAAAGAAAAAGGCGAGGAAAAGAAGAAGCCACGTTTGAAGTTCGCATTATGCGCGCTCCCAGACTGTGGAACATTCCACTTCCACGCGGAGGAGCAAGTCGAGCTCTACGGTCTCATGCGAAAAGAGGAAGCTTCTCCGGACGCAGAGGACCTTTGGGTCCAGCAGCAAAGTCAGCCCGCTGAGACCAAGGAGCAAGAGCCGCCGAGTGCACCTGAGGAGGAGACTGTTACAGTCTCGACCTCCTCGAGCACAGGAGTGGCCCACCGCAATCGCCCGCCTCAGCCAGGGAGAACACACGAACCCACCCGAGTGAGTGGTACCGAGACTAACTCTGACAACCAGAGTACCGGCCCAACGGCCGAGCAGGAGAATGACTCCGACGGTACCCCATCCGCTTCAGAGGACGACGACGACGCAAGCACCTCTAGCGACGACGGGCAAGTGACTTGGCGGGACGACGACATGGGGGGAGAAGGAGGTGAGAAACAGGAGGAGGAAGTGAAGACAATCCCCATCGAGGGGTATTGGGGCACGATTATTGATGTACCGGTCGATTTAAATCGAACGGTGCTCAAAGTCAGGCTCAACTTCAACACAATGGGGGACGCGACTCTGGTGCAGCAGATTAAGAGTGCCATCTTAACCCCGTTTACGCATGCCCACGACACGGACGTGCACTCCGCCTACATCAAGCTCGATGGCCACCAGCGCAAGGTTGGCCGCTTTGATATCACCTTCAACGGGCTCAAAGCCCACAAGGGCACCAACTTCACCGAAGGTGCCTACCAATCGAGTGGAGAGATCTACATCTTCCAAGAAATAATCGCGTATCTTGATCAAGACTCCACGCACCGGCTGGGCGAATCGAACGGCCAGCCGAACATCAACACGCTCAATCACTGCAACACTACCCTCCGCAAGATGCCGGGGTATGGCGTGTACACCTTACTCAAGCACTACGATAACGACACGGGAATCACCTGGCACGGTGGTACTATCGTAATGCTTACCGTCGCTCACTGGCTTCAACGCCATTACGCATCCTGCCTCACGGTCCGAGCGGCCACGCATGCGGCCGGGGTGCCAAAAAACCTGAAATTGGGGGGGGGGAAGGCCTCCTCCACGTAGGCCTGTACAAGGCCACCCCGGGCTGTCATCCAGTTAAGCCGTGTCCCATCGACGCGAGCAGGTACGAGGTGGTAGTAGGCAAGCGCTACTATTCAAGTACCAAGGGATTGCAGTTCCCAGTGGGAGAGAAGCCTGGGGACAATCCGGAATTTCCAGCTGATGGCAGATACCGGACTGTCTTTGGGTACTCCGTTGTGTTCAATCGCCTAGTCCACGCGAACACCAACTACTCACTCAACATAGCATTCAACCTGCGCAATTTAGTCGTGCGTCCAGGTGAAGAGGCGCTCCAGAAAGCGCAAATAAAATACATCGACAAGTTCACAGACTCTGAGTATTTCAAGATCCTGGAGGAGGCCATCCTCATCAACGACACCTTGGGAGACTTCATGACAGAGGTTTGCGGTCACATCAGTGACCCACACGCAAAGCGACGGTTGCGTGAGCTGGCTCTTGCCGAAATTCAAGACCAGGGGATCGGAGAAGACGACCTCTGGCTAGAGAAAGAATGTGTCATTATAAAAATCAAACCATTTGAATTGGCCAAGTTCCTTAAAGGAGCAAGGACAATAGCCGACATGGGCGTGAAAGCATCCCTTCAGGGATATCGCCTCACCGAGAGCATGAAATATGCTTTCGCGCAGTGCTTCACAACCATTGGCGGTCATCAGATGGAATTTATCCCTAAACCCACCGCGGAAGATATGACCCGCGTGTTTAGACTTTTGTATCATCCACCCCATAGATCAATTTTCTTCTACTTCTCCGACGACGCCTGCTACGCCGTGCATACGCCCGACGGCATCAAGCGTTTCAACATTGACATCAGCAAGTGTGACATTTCGCACACCCCCCGACTTTTTGATCTATTAGTACTTCTCACCCCACCCGCCCACCGGGACAACATGCGACGTCTCGTCGCACAATGCGCCGCCGATTTGCGGATCAACGCACCCGAACAGCGGATACCACTCACATTCGGTAAGCTACGAGTTCTCTTGCGCTCTCGCGACAAGAAACCGCACCTATTGTCTGGTTCGACACTCACCACGCTGATCAACGATCTAGCGAACATCCTGATTGCGAGCACTTTCCACCCCGTTCGGTACCCCTCGAAGTATAACCTCGAGGTGGCTGCCAAGCGGAGCGGATATCTCGTAACAGTCGAAGTGTGTCACACCATTCAGGACCTGCAGTTCTTGAAGCACTCCCCTGTCATTACAACAGCCGGAGACCTCGAGGCCATACTCAACCTCGGTGTTCTTCTGCGTGCCACCGGCACCTGCAGCGGCGACCTTCCCGGTCGTGGTGACATCGTCTTGCGCGCCCAACAGTTTCAACGTTTGCTACTTCACGGTATGTATCCACGGGCTCATTTCCCGTTGATCGACGCCATGAAAGCGAAGGTGGAACATGCGTACGCGCCGGACAAACTCACCGAACAGATCCTCGCACGGATCGGTCCGAGCTTCAGGCCCACGCCTCACCTCCGCGAACAGTTCTTCAGTTCCGCCGAAATCGGCAAGCGGTACAGGCTCAGTGACGCCCACATGCACGAACTCACCGACCTCCTTGGCTCTGCCGGCCACGGAGATACCGTTAGTTGTCACGCCGCCCGGGTGATCCTCCTAAAGGATTACGGGTTGGAGTGAATTGGTGGACACTAGGTCCCCCCACCTAATAAACCCAGAATTCCGTTTCTTCTGGTTGGTCGACCCCCGCCAGGGG